GCCAGACAGTATACTCTCGTTATTACTTTTTTGTTTTGTAGCTAGCCCGACAAAAGCAGTACTTAGTGCTTTTACGTCTTCACTTACTTTCTTCAGACCTGCATCAACAGCTGTGCTATCAAAGCCCAGTTGTATCATGAAGTCCTTGATTGTCACTTTAGCCATGATTTACCTCTTTGTAGTAGCGGCTTCTCGTTTAGCTTTGTTTTCTGCATCCTTGTTCATAGCCTTCTCAATCTCTGACATGATATCTAAACTCTCTTTGTAATCTAGTAACTCAGCGAGAGTGAACTTAGTCTTTAATGTTGGAAGATCATGATGCTTATTGTGAGGATGAAATAGGATGTTAAGGAACATCCAGTCGTTGTTCGTTAAACTACTATCACTCTCTATTCTTTTGAAGGTTGAGGCTGCGGCAATACCTTGTTCATTAGATCCTGAAGGTTCAGGCTTAAGCCGCTTTCGGTTAAAAAAGTCTGAAAGTTCTCCTTCATAGCGAAGAGAATAACCTGAGTCCAGTCACCATAGTTAGCTGAGAAATGCTTATTCCAATCTACTTCTTCACCATCACACTGTAACCCTGTAAGTAACTCACGGGAGTAGTTTACTAACTGTGAACCATCTAGCTTACGTTGTAACACTAAGATAGCTTCACTAAATGTAGTAGGTGACCCATCAATAATCTCATTATGATTGAAGCTGTCAATACCTACACCAATCGAAGGGCCAAGTAATGCGAGTAAGTTCTCCCATACGATAAGTCCTTCTTCTGCCATCAATGGTACAACTTTATAAGTACGTCCATTAATAGTTGCTGAATTCTTTGCTTTATCTTTGTTAAAATCTTCTTGGATCTTCTTACCCATATCTTCTAACGAAGCGGGCTTATTAAAACCTGTCATGCATTCTCTCCTTTATATAAACCCCTCATTAGAGGGGCGGTTCTCTATAACTTAAACTGCTGGCAACAAGGATAAACCTAAGTCACCTAGCTTGTTTGACAATACATCAGGTAATGCAGTCTCTGCTAATACAGGGACATGGAATACGAAATCTCGTGTATTCTCACCAAGACCTAGTGTGTTAGTACCTACTGACTGTAGCGCTGCTTCCTTAGCTAGTGCATAAGTTGAACCAGAAGGGTCAACAATACCCAGAGGGCCAGCACCTAATACAGGCTCACCATTCATCTCTGATAAACGTAAGCCACCGTTCATGAAGGTTAACAACTTAGCTGAATCAGAAGTAGCCTGATAGGTTAGTGTGATAATAGCTGAGTGGTCAGGTGACAAACTAACAGCTGTATCACCAGAACAACCAGTAGTTGAACTAAAGCGATCAGAGTTATACTCGATAGTAACGAAAGTATCGTCACCTTTACCTGACTCTAAGTTCATACCTGCGTAGTTGATTTGAACATTACGACAAGAGTACGTAGATAAGTAAGACATTCATTCTCTCCTTACAAAGTTTGATTAGTTAGTGTACCGTTGATAACGATACGGATAATAGAACCAGTTAACTCAGCGTTGAAACGTAAGTTACTCAAGGTACGAGTGTTCTGGTCGATAGTAGCTGCTGAAGTATCAGTACTGAAACCTACTAGAGACTTAGCTGGTACGAAGGGGTTAAGGCTTGCAATAAGAGCTGCATCTGCTAGTGCTACACCAGCTTTACCACCTTCCAACTTACTGCCTGCTTGGTTAAGTACCAATGCTTCCTGACCTTCCTGTACTCGTGCTACGATAGTGTCTCGTGTATGAATATTATCAATCCATTCGCCACTACAAGACTTACCACCTAGCTGACGAATACCTACTGCTGTACTGGCCATGTAGTTACAGTTACGATCAAACAAGTTCTTAGTTTGTGTAGAAGTAAGTGCATTACCTGCTACGTTCTGACCAATAACAACAGGGATATTACGGCCATCCCATACTACTGCTTGTTCATCAGGAGCGAATGGTGCGTTAACCCCTACGAATGCACACTCTGGGTAAGTGGTGTCTGCTACTTGTGACCAGAAGGTTACTGTACGTTCGAAGTTACCTTGAACTAGTAGTGCAATCAAATCTAATGCTGCTACGCTATATGCTGTAGTAATAGAAGCTTGCTCTTGAGTACTAACAAAATACAACATAGTACGTGCTTCTGCTGCTGCTGCTAAGGCTAGTACGAAAGCGTTGGTATGGTCTTCAGCTGTTACGAAGTAGAAGTCTTCATCTACTGCTAGGATAGCTGTTAGTACATCACCAGCTGCTTCAGCTGATGCTGAGTAAGTCATACCACCGTTAGTGATATCTGTGATAGCGAAAGTATCAGTTGCTAAGGTAGGAGATACCACTAAAGTACCTGCAGTTGTTGCACCTACTACTGATGTAGTTACGTGAGCTGCTACTGCTGCATTACCGTCAATGGCAGCTTTCATTGCTGTAGCTACTGCTGCTTCATCATCACCTGCACCAGCTGTGATAGATACAACTACTGTGTCTCCATCGTTTACAGTTACAGTTAATGTATGTACACTACCATCTGCAACATCAGTAGGGGTAATCACTGCATCTGCTTCACGGCGACCTACTTTAAACTCACTTACAGAAGGTGTGTTAGAGAAAGCTGCTGTAGCTGCAATGTGTGCTGGATCAGCTGCTGAGAAGTCATCACCTACAGCCTGCAAGCTTGAGTAGGTACGTACTCGCTCTTGGAAGTTGTGGTGGGTTGAGATAAATAATGGTGTACCGAAACCTTTACGTGATACAGTTGCGGTTTGCAACGATACGTTTACCTGTACAATCGGCTTATTCGCCATGTGTTTTTTACTCCGAAGTTGTTGTACTGTTTAAAATGATCATTTAGCAGAGAATGGCACCCTCTGCTAGGGAGTTTATTACAAAGACTATGTGAACTGCACTTTTATTAGTTAATTACAGCCAGTAGCTCACTTTCCCAAACACCAGCGTGGTGTCTCTTGTATGTAAATGTATGCTGACCTACACCACCATTTGTTATCTGAAAAACTAAGTTATTAAACACAGATACATTACTGGCACCTCCTTGTGATGTATCAATATCATACTCTAATTGGTCACCTACTACACTTTGATCTACCATGCCAAAATCTATTGATTGTACATCACCTAATGTAGAGTTTACATTTACGTATGCCTTACCTGTTGGAGGGACAACTGTAACCTCTAGTGGCCTAGACTCAACTGCAAGGTTGTCAGTGATTTTCAGGTTGTAGTTGGCATACTGTAAGTTCTGTATAGTTGGGTTAAATGTTATCTCCGAGTCAGACCAACTTACTATATCTGTTTGTGGTGTAACGCCTATATTCAGTGTACCCTCAGTAGCTAGGAACCCACTGCCATCGATAGTTACTAACCCTGTATGACTTATTGTTGAAATATTGGTAGGTATTGGCCTAGCTATATCAAGTGTATCAAATTTTTGACTAGTACTTACAACTGAGTTACCACCTGATGCCCTCTTTTGTAATATGTGTGTATAGTAGCTAGTAAATAATGTCAATCCTGTGACATCTCTTGCTATAGTCAGCCCTACCACTTGTGTATTTGAACTGAATATACCAGTGGTATCGGTACTATCTGTTAGGGCCAACATCTGTGACTCTGTGGGGGTAACACCGCTCTCCGAGACTACGATATACAAGTTACCATCAGCTACATCAGTGGTTATATTAACCGTGGCGGCTGTGGTGGCTATGTTAGACATAGATAACCCAGTTAGTATAGGTCGCTCTATATACCCAGTTACTTGATCATACCCTATATTAAAACCAACAGTACCTGCGCCAATTAAAGAAGACGATATAGAAAGCTCACTACTGCTACTTGGGCTTACAAATTCAGTTGTGGCTACTAAGTTTTGGAAACCAATTGAGCCGCTAGTATCGCTAGATGCTGATGTCACGGAACTTAGTACGTTAACATAATCAGCAGAGTATGTACTATTAAATACGGCACAATCTTCTGCTAAAGTTACATCCTGTAAGCCATAATCTTGACCTAAAGATGTTAACCTAGAGACCTTAGATAGGTAACGAGCCGTGACATTAAGTAACCCGAAATGTTCACCACCCTCTATTACCTGATTAACTAAGGAACTGCCATAGAAACCGTGAGATGATAAGATAGTACTGGTTGCCTTATAGTTCCTAAAACCGCTATTAGGTTTATAAGAAACCATCATGGTGCCTGCGCTGGCATGTGTTAGGTCGAACTCTTCGAAGTACACACCTTCAGCATTTATAAGGATACCTATATCAGCCACCCCAGCGCTGGTTATGATAAACCTACCACCATCACCCCTAATTATACAAGTATCTACATCACCTGCCCCGCCTGCACTAGTCAGCTTACCTGTAGTGTCAACATCAGCGGTTACTTCAAACCCAGCATCAACTAGAATGAAGTTAGCGCCTGTACCAGTGATACTCCCCATTGCTACCATTGCGGCATCCAATGTGGTATATGTCTGTGCTGCACCTACCCTAAGTGTTTGTGCCATTATAAGTAATCCCCTATTGGTTTGTTGTAGTAAGGGCTTGCTGGGTCAACTGTTAATGATGGCATAACAAACCAAGTAGTAGGCCCATCCCCGCTTGGTAGTTCTGTGAATACAGGGTCAGCACACCCAGTTACTACAGGATCTAAACTTGTAGATAGTTCGCACATATTAGACACCGAATTATCTAATACGTTATTAGTATAGAACGTTGTGAATACAGGTACGTATATACTAGGGTCAAAAATTATAGTATTATTAAATGTCCAAGTACTTAGGTTATTACCTGACTCTGAGTTGTAACCAACACCAGCTTTAGCTTCTATGGCATTAGGATCCTGTGCGCCAATGTTAGGTCTATTACCTATGTATAAGATACTATCTTCAAAAGTTATTGATGCTGTCTCACCATTACGCTCTGTTGTAAGGAATGCAGCTGAACCACTAGTGTAAACAGTTGATCTCTCTACTAATGTGTTACCTGTTACAGCTATAGGTTCCCCACCTGCGCGGCAGAAAGTGGCACTACCTGCTAGCATTGCAGGGTTCTCTTCAGACATTGCAGTACAGTTACCTATCAAAGTACTATCACTAATTCTATTCTGAGAGGAAGTATTACCAACCTTTACGTTATTGCCGCCATTACCTGAAGAGAACAGGTTTTCTATAATAACTTGTCCAGTATTGAGTACATATAATAAATCAATTCCATCTTGTACGTTATTAGATACGTTTAAATCCTTTAATATCCAAGTGCCTCCAGTATTATCCATACCAATACCATCTGAATAATTACCTGAGTCCTCACCTGTACAACTAGAATCCTTTACAGTACCTGCTGTAGTAAGCGACTCTATGCAACCATTCCAGTCTACATTGCCACCTACCCATTCGATATAACCTGTATTATTAGTCACACCACCTACGTCACCCTTCCAACCTGCTTCAGAGTTATAAGATATATCTACATTTACCATTTTCCAGTTTGAAATCTCTGCGGTAGTCATACCTGAGTAAGCCATGCCGTGGATATTAATATCCTTTAGGTATATGTTGTCTGAGTTTGTGGCGTATAAACCTGTCTGACCGTAATCTCCGTGTGGAAATATATTACGGTCACATGCTGTACCTGACTCTACTGTATAAGGTGTGCCTAACTTACCACCACCACACTCTTCTTTATCTGTTAGCTCTAAACATTGTACCTCAACCCAGTCTGAATCTGCTAAATTCAATACACGCTGACTACTTTTAGAACCCCATAATGTTGATTTTGTGGAGCACCCATTAGAATAGTTAGCTCCTAGTATGCGGGTAGGGTTACCTGAAGTTCCGCTAGGTACAGCCCCTAAATAACAGTCGTAGGCCCAACTCTCAGAACAGCCTGAACCAGTTGCCCCAGAAGCGCCCATACCTATCATAAACTCAGATGCTTCTATAATTAAAGTATCACCACTAGCCATAATAGGGGTGCCTCCAAAAGCACCTAGCGCCCAGTAAGGTGAGCTGAACGCACAGTTCTGGGCTGTACCGACACCACTATAATTAAGGTCGTATAACCCGTTACACTGAGTTGAGTCACCACCAGAAGTTCTGACATAATATGTTAAATTTTTACCTATGTTAGATACTGTTGAAGTACTTACTGTTATAGGCGCATTATCTATTATGTTTAAAGCTAACACCTGAAGTGGCATTAGTAGTAACATAAGGTATAAAAACTTTTTCATTATCTTTTGTTATCCTTTATTGAACGTTAATTTCTATTGTAGTAAATGCCACGTTAGCACCATCCGTTACACGTATTGTGAAAGATGCTGTACCTATAGTTGTACCCGCTAGGTAGTCGTATGATCCACCATCATAAAAGTTAAATGAACCTCCTAGGTCTACTATCTCCATAACATCCCAAGTAGCGTCTTGGTCTTCTATGACAGTACCTTGATTATCAAAAACACCGCCAGTGGTAACTGATCCATCTTGTAGGAATACACGGAGTTGGCCAACCAAAACAACAGGTGAAGAGCCGTCTACATAATCCGATCTAAGTACATTATCATCACCTGCAATTATGTTACCTTGCCAAGCTGTGTTTACATTTGAGGCATTGACAGTTAATGTTACTACATTAGATGTAATGGTTGAAGATCCTACTACATCTACCTTGTATGTGTTTCCACTTACATTAACAGCTGTTGGGTTAATAACCAGTGAAGTGCCTGTCTGTCCATTGATGGCTATGTTATTCTCATACCATTGATAAGTTGTAGCATTAGTAGCTACAACACTAAATGTTGCTGCGTTAGGCTCAGTTACTATCTGTGGTTGAGGTTGAGTAGTAATAACAGGTGCTGGTAGTATAGCAGATATACTAATAGTTATAACGCCAGTGTCTGTTCCACCATTGTTGTCATCACCTGCTACATTAACCAGCTCTGTACCGTCAACTGATGAGTTGAATACGCCAGTGTTAGTTGTAGATGCAGTATAGTTAGCTGCGCCTCCACCAGTTAACGTATAAGCTACTATGTTACCGTTATTAGTGGCTGGCCCTAACGTTATAGATAAGTTTTCACCATTAGTTGCATTAAGGTTTTGGTCTGGAACTACTAAGTTACTTCCACTGCTAGCTGTAGGTGTCATAACTAACTGCCCGTCACTACCTAACGTAAGGGCTACATCACCAGAAATGGTCGCCCTAGTTATTAAGTCTTCTAATTTTATCTCTGCCATGTTATGCTGTATACGTTAAAAACGCCCCATTTAGTGTTAGGTTGTCACCATTATTAGTTAAAGTATTATATGGTGTTGTGTAAGTTAGGTAAGCACCTTTATGAGTTAAAAATGCCCCATTGAATGTTATTGCATTATCTGGGATCAGGTCTGGTGGTATGTAAGGTGGGCTAGGTACTTGCAAACTTCCATCTGCAGTGTGTATTAACCCCACTACATCAACTTTATCAACCGTAATGGTCGTAGTATCAACATACACATCCCTTACTGATAAGATGACATTGAACTGGTTATACTCTACTTGGTCACCATCTGATAGTACGTCTGGTAGTGGAGTAACTTGTTCTGTTGACATGATAGTGGCTTCAGCTGTATCGTGTACTTGCTGTAGGTTGCCATCAAAGTTGAAAGCGAACTCAAAGTCATTAGCTATCTGGTAAGACTCACCACGATCTGAGTAAACCTTCACACTAACTAAGTAATCTTTATTCACTTCGTACTGAACTAAGCCATCATCATTGATAAACCTGTTCGTCAGATAGCCCACAGAGTGCCTAGAAGGGCCAATGTCTATCATTGCATACGGGAAGTCGAACTTAGGTGTCTTACCTCTGTACCGTCCTATAGAGGGCTTATCTGTACGTATCTCTGACAAAGGTATAGAAGAGTTTGTGTTAGCGGCGATAAGTACATTACGTACTGCTCTATATATAAGGTTAGTATCAATCGCCACGGCGCTTCCCCTTTCTCACTAGGATAGCTTTGTAATGAGCTACACCACGTAAAACTGTCTTATCCCAATTACCACTACTAAACACTTCATATACACGACCATCAATTAATGTAGTATCTGCTGATGTACGTAGGAAGTCATCTGTCTCATGGAGAGGTGTCTCTGTGTAGTACTTATAAGCTGCGAAAGTATCTACACCATTAGCTTGTATCTTTTGTGAATCACCATTACCTAATGGCTGTAGTGACCCTAGGGCTTCGATAGTGGTTGTTGCACCTTCTATCTCATACCCATCATCATCTGTATCACTCTCACTATAGCGGGAGAAGCTGAGTGGAGTTTGTTGCATTAGTCTACCCAAGTTTCAACCTCTTAGTTTTTGAGTTCTTAAAAGCTACATTGTTCTTTAGGTCTTCACCATCAACAAGTGGAGCGTTCTTACCTTTCTGCTTGATAGTTGATTCAGCGTTCTTAGTGTTACCTTTAACTGCTGAGTTACCAAACTTATTCTTAACATGATCTTGGTATAACCTACCTAGTTCATCTAACCTCTTACCTACTGTATCTTTCGTACCTAGGTCTTTAATCATATTGGTAATGATTGACTTAGGTTTTTGTGTAGAGGAAGGATGTAACTGGAAGGCTGTTGTTTCAAATACTGGACGAGAAGGTATTCGACCATCCGAAGTACCTTTCTCTAGGATAGTCATAAGGCTTGCATAACTCATCTCTGAGTCTTCGTGGATTCCTTGTTCTTCAAAGAACCCAACCTTGACATCTTCCTTATTTAGACTTCGAAACCTTTTTAGGATTCCGCTTATCTGCCTTGACTTTGTTTGTTTTACTTTTGCTGTCACTTTCATACTCACTCTCCTTGATGTTTGTTATCACACCAGTTAGTGATTTGTTATATGACTTTGTTTTAACTTTCATATTTTATCCAAAATACTCGAAAACTAAGGAGGAGGATCTAATGTCAATGTCGCCTGACTTGTCACTAGCTAAGGCAATACCTACTATATCTCCAGCTAATAGGTCTGTGCTACCATTACCTGAGATATTTCCAATGTCGCCTGTGTTAGGCATTAAGGCGTGTACTGATCGTGCTGATAAGACAGTACTGCCACCTCTCTCAATAGAGAACACTGCACCTACCGTAGCACTATTAGATGTATGTGACATATCTGCATAAGCATCAATTGTCACTGCACCATCATAGTTAATCTGTACCCGACCATCAGCTATTACTGTAAATGCGTCACCTTTAGATCGGATAAATTCATAGTTATTTAATACCGTTACATAGTTAGCTGCAACTAGTGCTGGGTCTAGGTCAGGAGTGCCTGTACCTACTAACGTAACAGGTATTGCTGGTACTGGGTGTGTGATTGATACTTGTGTTTGGCTAAAACCTGATATACCTACCCCTTCTGTAGCTTGGGCTAGTGTGATACCTGAGTTGCCCCAATTAACTGGCATATTTGTTTCCTATAATTATTTAGTAATACTACTACTACCACCCTGACTGCCCACTAGGGTGGTTATTTTTGTTTACACTATCATCTCTTCTGGTTTATTAAGCTCTAAGCATTCACGCACCTCTGGGAGTGACAACTCCATCAAGTGATGCTTACAAGTCGTCACGTAACATATTAGCTAGCCTGTTATGCCTTGATACGCCAGAAGCCGACCCCCCGCCCTACAGGAAATAGGCATATTATGCTACCTGTACGTTAATATCACCTGCACCTAGTACCCACACCTCTGCTTCACCTGCGTCTATGCTTATAGGTGGTGCAGGGAATGGGCCAAACAATAAGTAATCCTCATCACCTACTGCAGGCTGAGTGCCAATTGATATCTTCATTGCCTTAGTTGTCTGATTCTGAATGCTAATAGCAGTTCCTACAGCGATACCAAATAGAGTATTTAAGCTATAATACTGGTCAGGAGCTAGTGATTGTTTGTTTAGTGTATCAGCCATGTTAGCCTCTTATTCCGTCTTGTGTAATAGTTAGTGTTGCATCTTCCATTACAGCTTCTATGAAAGAAGTTGAAGAGGAAGTCTTGATACCTACAAATACACGGTATG